TGTTGTAGACCAAAAGCTTGTATGCTTTGATTATACCTGTCAGAATACAATTTGTATAGATCTTCAGGTCCTTTTAAGAAACTGAAACACTCTTTGAGAACTCCATACAAAAGCATAGCCTCTTGATGCTCAGATATAAAGGTATTATTTGATGAATCAAAATGTGGTGGATCTTGAATATAGTTTATCTGCACCTCAAATGCAGCGCTTGGAGTTGGTGCAATAAGAATATTATCAGTATCCCAAACAGCATAATATTTTGGTGTTCCTGTAACAGTGTCGTTATGTGCGAACTCTGAAATAAAACTTGTATCTTTCTTTTCTAGAAAATCTCTTACGTTATTATTTATTATCTGCACTGACCTTAGAATTAACAAATCAGATGGCATCGATACATACCTATTGCCCAATGTTGTATTTGAGGTAGCGTATTTTCTTAAATCATCATAATCAACTTGTCCGGCAATATCTAATTCAGTGTTACGTATAAATTGATCTATAATTGAATCACTTAAAACATTACTATCAACTTCAGTATAGTTTCTTACCTGTGTTAAAAAATTTGCATGTGTTATAGCCATTATGAAATACTCACTGTTACGTTACCAACTCTAGCCGATGCTTTTCTTCTTCTGTTTTGCAAAGAAGGATCTCTAGGTTGCATTGTTTGTAGGGTTGTTGTTATGCCATTACTTGTAACTTCAGTTAAGAAAGTTTCAAAAGCAAATACACCAGGAAGACTTAAATCTACAACTTGAACGGTTGCTCCCCCTGAATCAGAAATAGTATTATCATTATCATCTAAAAATTTTTGTTGAGGTTGTTGAAATCTCATTGGTCTTACTTTTTGTAAAGCGATTGCATCAGCTGTTACTTTTTTTCTTCTTATCTGAGGATGCTTTGGTTCATATTCAGATATATGCACAAACGAACCATTCCACTCTGTAATCATTTCTGTGTAAGGAAAAGCTTGTCCACTTCTATCTGATATTGCTTTTGATCTGTTTCCTGTTGCGTATTTAGCCATTATGATACATTTGGAAAGTACGACTGAGGTGAGATATATAGTGATGTTCTCTGCCCGTCTTCTTCCAACGCCCTTTTCATTTCATCTTCATAAATAATTTTCATAGCTTGTATTCTATCTGGTGCCTTTTTCATCGATAGATAATAAGCTAAGCCAGCACACATACATGGTAAAAATCTATACACAACATCAGCTTGCTGACCATTGTATTCTGTTGCATCTTGTATTCTATTTATAGTGTAAAATTTTAACGTAGTATAAGTAGTTCGATCAGGAGCTAGATATAAAAATATTTGTGGTGTTGTTTGTCTATCAACAAAATATTGTGAGGGTTGGCCTGTAGCTAATTTGTTTGGTAAGGCTGCATAAGCAGATCTATCTATTTTTGTAAGTGATACGTCTTGAGTATTTGCGTTGTCTGAAGCTGCAGCCGTTGTAGAAATATAAGCCTCCAATACATCACTTACGGCAGCATCAACTGCATATTGTGCCGTGCCTGCAACTAAATCTACTTCATTTAAAGATACCTTCCAAAGGTGTACACCTCTGTTACCCCAATCAGCAAATAATAAATTTAAGGATCTTCTTGCTGTTTTGAGATCGTAGCCGCTCATGGCTCTAACTCCACATCTTTCAAATGCTTCATTAATTATATCATCTATATTTAAATCAAATGATGATGAACCTGAAGTTGCCATTATTTTTTGCCTCCAAATGTTTTTCTAATTTTAAAAATTCCTTTACCTTTTTTTGATATACCCAAATCTACTTGAATATTATCTTTGTATAGTTTACTATAAGTTAGGTTTGGATCAAACTCTACCTTATTGTCTTCAACAGCCTTAATAATATTTTCACCGTATTTTAATGGTTTAGGATTTTTTTTGTAGGTAAACAAACCCACTCCAAATTTGCTCGTTCTTATTGGAGGACCATCACTCATACCACCATTACTTCTTTTGACAATTGTTTTAACATTTGTTGGTTTACCACCAACACCTTGTGCCCTAGCTCTTTTCCTTGCAACGGCACTCCGTCTCTGGGATTCTGTCATGCTTGCCGCTTTTGCAGCAGGGACGCACTTTGGATATTTTCTTTTTGATCCACTCGCAGATTTTCTTCCACATTTTTTAAATCCTCCACCTTTTTTCTTTGCACCAATATCAACCCAGTCTTGTCTGAACCACTCTTTAAGACCACCTTTTTTCATTCCAGCAGGCACACAATTGGGAACCATTTTATTTCCTTTTTTCTTCATACCTCTTTGTTCGTATCCTACCCAACACGTGCCTCTCTTAGACATTAGATCATTCCTTTATAATAAGACTCATAAGACTTATTAGAAATATTCTTTCCGTTCACCTCGCTCTTAATATATGAACCTGTGTAAGCACCCTCTTTTGCTTTTATTGTGCTTAAAGTTTTAGCTTGACCAGCATGTGTTTTAGATGCTTTTTTTAAACCTTTGATGACTTTATTTATTTTTACTTGATCACCTTTAGCATATTTCATCATGCCACCTTTCATAGCTGGTTTAGGTCCTCTAAAATCTTTTCTTTTAACTCCAGATGGATCTTTGATTTTACCAGCACATATTTTTGATGCGTAGGCATTAGCATAGGCGCTAGGGTATACCTTAAATTTACGCTTAGCTGCTGCTTTACCTCTAGGACATAGTTTTGTCATTTTTACTCCTCTAATTTTATTTGTGCGGCCGCATTGGAAGAGATAATCTTCTCCTTTTTACGGTTGTACAACTTTTTAGATTGTATCACTTTAGGTCGGTATGTTCTAGACCTTACGGCTTTTGCGTATTTGTTTTTTGGCTTGATTTGCAATATTAACCACCTGTGTTTTACCCATTACTTTAGCACGTTGCTCCATGACAGTTAATATCTGTATTTTTCTTGCAAAAGGTTTGTTAACATTTTTAACTTTTCTTACAGTGGCTCTTGCATCAGCAGGTGTGGCAAATTTAATTCTGACTGTATCTCTAGGATTTTCGTCTGTGTATAGTCTTCTGCCTGAGCCCTTTGGTTTTTTTCCTGTTCCAATCCTAGGATCTCCACCCTTAGAATATAATCTTACTTTTTTCTTCTCGTCACGGGCACCTCTAAGTTTACCCTCTATCTGTTTTGGTATTTGTGATCTTCCTATTGGCATAATTTAGTTTACTATAATATTTAAAGAAAATCTACAAGCGTCTTTCTTAGGTGCAAGACCTCTATGTTTGATACTGCTAGGAAAAATTATAGCTTGATTTTGAACACTTTTAATAATGTGTGATTCACCATTTTCTAATATAAATTCTGTCCCACCAGAATTATCATGTAAATTGTATACTATAGAATTCCAGTTAGGATTATGTGTATCTTGATGAAACACTGAATGTGAATTTGGATGATAATAATTCCAAAAAATTCTTTGAATATCACAGAACTTAAATTGTTTAGATTGTTCTCTTATCATTTCAAATATAAAATTTGCGTACATATTTAGCTGAGGGCTTTGGTTTTCATTATCTTTAAAATTATATGATGTGTGACCAAAACCTTTGTCAGTGGATTTATTATTACTTAAACTTTCTACAAAGTTATTCTCTCCTATTGAATTATCCATGGCAAATGTCCATCTTGTTTGTGACATCAAGATGTTAAATATTTGTTTAATACATGCTTTTGGAAAATTAATACTAACTGTTTCTATTCTAACCATGGTGTGTAGGACACCTTACCATCGACTCTTTGAGCACGCAACGATTGATTTCTGTTAGAATTGTTTGAATAAGAACAATGTATCCAGCCCGAAGTTGGTTCGTTATCTTTGTAAAATTCTAGTATGAGTTGGTCATATTCAAGTTCATTTTTAATCCAAAGAGCTAATTCTCTATTGTCTACACCAGGTATTTCAAAGTCTGCTGCGGCTGCACCATTGTCTGCCACATGTTGAGAATTTACTGAACTTCCTATCTCTAAGCACAGCTG